GCAAATTGGGGTTTTTATTTATTTAGCGAGTCGTACTGGTCGTAGCAGGCTGCGAGTCCGGCTCGCAAGATGTCTGCCCTGGCAGCCTCCCGCTCAAGAAAGCCAGCGTCCTCGGCAGAAAGGGACAACCCAGTTCCAGCCTGTCCATTTGCGGCGCCTTGGGCGCGACTGGGACGGCCACGCAGCTGGCTAAGAGCATCAGCGAGAGAGTTGTTGATAGAAGCAATTTGAGCATCTTTTTCTTTCCTTATTTGGTCGGCGGCTTCTTGGTGTTTGTCTTGGATTTTTTGTGTCTCGATGGTTTGTTTTGCTTTGTATGACTGGAAGTCCACATCACGTAGATGCCAACCAAAATAAAAGCTACCGAGTAGGAGCAAAGCTCCAGCAAAAAGTTTTCCATATTGTACCAATGATAGTGGGAACATTATCTAAAGCCACTTACTCGTGGACTAAAAACAAACGTAGCCTGCCAAGGATTTGGCTTATCAACCACATTATCATCCACAAGCCCACGAATGTTCCAGCCGATATTAACATAAATACAGCGACTAGAAGAAAGTATACGCTTGACAAGAGTGAATTGAAACAGTCCGTTAGCGTGGACCAGGCACCAACCAGCTTTTGCATTGTCATTATCCTTGATGGTCTTGTCACCACTAAAGGTGGCACTGTATGGCGGTACTAGATAACGCAGTGCAAAGGCGTATGCAGGGTTACGAATAAGCCATTTTACCTGTGAGAGGTAAGACGGCGGGTTTAGTGATGCAAAGGTCGCGTCACCATCTAGGCTATTGTCCGGTGTCTGAAACCAAGACAGCCACGTGGGTAGTCTTGGGCCCTTGCCCCACTGTGAGTGGTTGTCCAGCCAGCCGTCTTGCTCTGAGGCAAGGAGGGGTAGTACTGGGGCCATGATTAGTGCCAAGATCGTGGTGAGTAGGCTAATGGGTACTAACAGGATGTATAGTGCGTAGATCATTCCTTGGGTGTCTCCTTTGGTTCTGAGTCTTTTTTAAGCATCACCGCGGCACCATGCGCGCCAGCGATGATACCAACAGACTCCGCAAAGTCTCTCAGTGATGGCGCAACACTGTGAATGACCTCATAGCCGGAGCCAATGATAACCGCGAACAGTGAGAGCATCCAAGACCAGCGAGCGATGTCGTGTGTCTTGTTGTCCGCGCCAGTTAAAAGATCGTTGAGGATCTTTTCAATCACTGGCGATCTCTGAGTTGGTCTAGCTTGTCCTCAATGCGGTGTACAGACTTTAGGACCTCCTCCCAGCGTGTCGCAAAGTCATCCTTCTTGATGTAGTTATCGGCTAGGTGGGTCCGGATGTCGGTTAGGTCATTCTTAAGGTCTTGAACCGCGTTCCAGAGCTCCTTACAGAACCAGCCAATGGCTACACAAATAAGGGGTAGTACGGTGTTGATAAGGGTCTGGAGATCCATGGGAAGGTATACTGGTTATGAGTTAATTAAAAATTGCCAAAGGCACATCAGGAAACACCGCATCAACTACTGGACTAATCACTAGCCCACGCACAATTGCCCGATAGGCTACAAAGTCAGCAGAGTTAGCTAGTCCTACATCAGGCAATACAGCCCAATCAGTTTGACTTAACAGTTGCTTGGCTTTAGCTTTACAGTCATCTTTTTGGGCTTGTGCAGTTACGGCTTGTAGGTCATAGGTGACTTCATTGCCTTCTGCATCGTAAGCAATATCGCCACGAATAACCGCTACTTGAGGATAAAGTTTGTTAATTGCATCAAAAATATCAGCTTGAATAATCATCCTGCAATCTCCATAAGGGTAATTGTTGCTGGCATATTATTTCCTTGAACAGTAATAGAAGTTCCGTTGTTATCACCATTTTTTACTTGGGTTTTATATGCTGTAGAAGAAGTTGTTGCAGGACTGTCTAAATAAGTGTAAGAAGCAGAACAACCTACCCTTAAAGCAGTTGCTGTATATAACAATCCCGAATTAAATTGGACAATTTGACTTCCATTTCTACACAAATTAAATCCAATATCATTATTACTATTGTCTGCATTTTTAAAAACTTCAGAATGATTAATTAATACAAGAATTTTACTTGTTGAAAATTTAGGGGTTATTGAAGCAGTCAATCCAGTATCAGTAAATGTAGAAGTGCTTACATTTAATACTGTTCCATAGTTTGCACTAACCACTTGCAACACTACTCCACTACTAGCTTGTACTGTAGCGTTTGGAAAAGTTACCCCGTTGTCACCCGATAATATAATGCTCATACTTGCTCCATTCTTTCAAGCATCTTATCCATCCAAGTCTTACGAGTAAATAAGTCATAGAACATATAAGAGAAGGTTACGACTGCAAGGGTAATTATTATTGTGGTCATACTGTCACTCCTTCTAATTGCAAGGCATCAGCTTGCTTTCTTAGCTTTTCTGAAATCTCACTCATTATTTTTCCATCTTCATCATTTACAGAGCTAAAGTCATCTAGCCAATCAGCTAGTTCATAAGCGTTCATAATGTTTCCTCTGCTGGTAATGGTGTATTGCCGTCAGCTACCCATGCAAGGTAGGCTTGTTCTTCAGGATTTTCTAAACCTAATAAAAAACTAGATTGCGAGCCATCATCGTTTGTTTTAATAACACCACTTGCACCTTGAGGTGTTTTATAAAGTTGATAAATCATAGTTCGCATCCTGTAAAAAGAATTTGTCCAGCACCTACAGCGGCAAGAACAGTTGCATTTCCAGCAACAAGACCCAGCGATGTATTTCCAAAAATTACAGCACTTTCTGTTGTTGCACTAGCAAAAGCAGTTGATGAATAAGTACCAGCGGAAGCGGCAACAGCAGTTGTCATATAAAAAGCAGTAGAAGCACTTGCCGTTATTCCAGTTGGTGCGGTTCTAGCAGACACTTTAAATGGCACATTAAAATAACCTTGCGTAGTCAAAATAGCTTGTCCAATAGCATATGGTTGGTTTGTTCCTGTTGCAGTTAAAGCTGGTAAATACCTCTGACACAAAGCTAACTCTTGACCGTACTGACGATACTCAAATCCAGTAGCACTACTTCCTACTTCTAGTTGAACACCAGTAATGTAGAAGGTTGCTCCGCTTGTTGCTACAACATTGACACCGCCAGTAACTCCATCGTAACCAGTTGACCCCCAAGAACCAGCGGTTCCTTTATATGTTGAACCAGCACCAAAATCAAAAGTTAATGTTATACCTATGCCATTATTTGTTACCCAAGTTCCTGTGGTATCTCCAACAATAGTTACACTAATTTGTGTCCAAGTATTTGCAATTGGTACCGAATAACTAAATACATAACATCTATTACCTGCACTATTTTGTAAACTGCCGCCAAAAGTCCCTGTTAAACTTGAATATATCCAAAACGATAATGTTACTGTTTTTGCATTAGCAGTACCCCATGCAAGGTCAGCAGTATTAAAACCTTCTATTTTTTGAATAATTCCAAATTCATCTGTAGATGAAGGAGTGTAAGCAGATAAAGATGTAACACCAAGATAGTTAGTAAATCCTACTGGTGGAGTAACTGACCCAGCATTTTGTTGTACGCTAAATTTTGATGCTTGGGTAAGAATTGCTTTCCATCTATCTAATATATATGCACTTGAAGTAGGGGTAACACTTGCCCCAGCATCTCTTTGGTCAATCACCATCGCACCATTAATAATGCGATTCTTCATAATAGAAGCGTTACCAGCACCTAGATTGCTTCCTGCTACGCTTGTTCCGATTACATCGGCTTGAACTGTTCCGTATGCCATTATGCTACTCCTTTAAGAGCATCTAATTCAGCCTGTAATGTTCTTAACATATTGGCTACATCAATTAGCTTTACATTAGCAAATACAGCACCTTCACCAAATTGGGTTAGCTTGTCAGCCATTTCTAATGCGTTCATGCTAATTCCTCGTCTGTTGGTTTAGCTAATGTTGGATGTTCCCATTTAGCAATGTAATCGCCTTTGCCGTCTGAATCGTTTTGTAGTGTGATTACAGTCAAGAAATCCTGTTGTGTAAGGCTAGGATATAAAGCCATGATTTTGTCGTATAACATTATGCAGTCCTTATCATACCAGCTTGAAAATAGGTATTTTGTGAGCCAGCACTTAAACTTTGGGTTCCAGCCGCTTGATAAACATAAAATTCAATATAATCAGTTGTTCCATTCAAATATATGATTGCATTTGTTGAAGTTGTTACTCCATTTGCATTGGCAGTTGGAGTTAAACCGTACCTAACTGCCGCACCATTTTTATATATTGAACAAGTAGCAAAAGAAGAAGTAAAAGAAAAGCTAACTTGACCATTTACTTGATAATATCCAGCAACAGTCGGTGTAAAACGACTAGAAGAAAAATTACTGTTTGTGTCAAATTCTTCTGAATCTAAAGTTACTTTAGTCCAAACTGCATTTGAAAATGATTGTCCTGTACTTGGATAAGCACTAAACGCTGGCATATTACCGCTAACCATTACTGTGCCAGTAGCGGCTGGTAATGTTGCAGTATTTGTTCCTGCTACGGCAGGGGCAGATAGCGTTATTGCACCGCTTGTATCTCCACTGATAATTACTGAACTCATAGAATCACCCACCTTGAGCCACTAGGCACAGTCACAGACTGCCCCGTCGCTACTGTTATTGGACCGACTGACATAGAATTGTTTCCTGTTGAAATGATGTAGCTTGTGGCTACGGTTGAACTATTTGATATAATGCCGTTACTGGCAACAAGCTGACTAGACTGCAAGTCGCCAGTGGATGGCTTGTACAAGTACTTTGCGTTACTTGTGTAAATGTTTTGCGCGGTGCCGGTTGTGATTGCGGCAAATAGTGGGTATAAATTAGTTGCTGTGGTCGTGTCGTTACTTACTGCGGAACCACCAATCGACTTCCAGGCTGGGCTAACACCGCTGTAACCCTCAAACTCATTGCTGGTCGTGTTGTACCGGACCATACCCGTAGTTGGTGTCCCTGGCTGCTGTGCCAAGGTACCCTTACTAATTAACAAGGCGCCGGTGGAACTAAACGTGGAGTCCGCTGTGGCCACCAAGGCCCCAGTGATATTTAGTACTGTACCACTCCAAGTAAAGTTGGCGGAGGCACCAAAGACACCCGAGTTGTTGAACTGTACCTGTGTATTAGATCCGGCTATGATTCCAGATCCACCCGCACCGGCCAGTAGCGTTACTACCCCCGAACTATTTTTGTAGTACAGCTTCCCATCAACGACGTTGATTGCCAGCTCGCCAGTTACCAAATTGGCCGCTAGGGGGACATTGGTAGCCGTTGAACTGCTGTATATCGCTATTGGCGTATAGCCGCTTTGTGCCATATCTGTTTCCTAATTAGAGAATTACCCAGCGACTACCGCTGGGGACTGTTACTGTAATGCCACTGGATACTGAGATCGGGCCGACCGAGCTGCCTGAATACCCACTGGGAATACTGAACGAGGTTGTGATTGTTGTTGAACTGACCACAATACCCGTCACACTCAAGCCACCAGTTGTTGGCGTAATGAGATCGGTAACTTGGTTTAAGTTCATTGACATAATTAAGCGTCCACTGCACCTTGATAATCAGAGAAAGTCTTGAGAACTTCGTAGATAGCAGGGATTAAGTCACCTTTTAAATCTTCAATAGCAATGTAATGAGCATTTTCTTTAACTGTGGCCATATTGCTATGTCTTGCATCTTCGTTGTAGTAAATAGCCACTTGAACCTGAACTTGGTCTTTAGTGCCAAAAAAGTTCGTAATTCGTGCATAAGCGTCAGGTGCTGGTGCGCCAAATTGGGTTTGAACAGATAATCGTAATGCCATAGTATTTCTCCTAGTTAAAATGTTACTTCGGTTGTATCCACACGAGCTACGACCCTTATTGTTGTAGATGCTTGACCAGTAAAGGTTATTGCTAAACCACCATTTGTTGTGTCTGCAGTCGCTGTAACCGCCCAAGTTGCCGCACCTAAATCAGCCGCTATTACTGTAGTTGTTACAGTACCCACTATAGCGGCAGTTCCTACGCCTGAACCACGCTTAATAGCACCTTCTAGTGTCCAAGCCTTTGTATTTCCACCGCCTGTCACATTGGCAATAACGCTTACTTTAAAGTAATAAGCAGAGTTATTAGGTAGTATTACTTGGTTTGTTCCACTTGCGGCTGAAGTATCGCTTGTAAGAACTGTAGCAGTAGCATCAGTTGTTTGTCTAGCAAGAAGCAATAATCCAGCTTGAGTTAAACCTACTGCTGATGCAATACCACCATCTTGTGCAGCAAAAACAGTATTTCCATTAATGCTTCTAGTAGTTGCTTGCCTTCCAAAAGATGAAGTATAACGGGCATTAGATATATTTTGAAAACCACCGCCAATAAATGAACCTTGACCCGATGATGCATTTCCAACACCACCAGCAACAACAGAAGCTGCTCCACTTGCAGTATTTGGATACACAGTTCCATCACCAATCCAACCACCACCACCAACAAAAGCACTTAATCCACTAGCTGTATTTTGCCTGCCACCACCAACAAAACTCCAATCACCACTAGCCACATTCCTATTAGCCGCAGTACCAGCATCACCACCACCACCGATAAATGAATAACTACCTGTAGCTTGGTTGTTTCCACCGCCTACTACTACTCCATGAGGGGTGTAGAAAGATAGAGTTGGTGTGCCTGTAGCGTTAGCATTTTGAGAAAGGGTAAGGGCTGTTCCGCTTATGGCGGCTACATAAGTATAAGGAGCAGGAGAAGCGGCAATTCCTGTTCCTGTAACTAATTGACCAACTTTAATATTTGCGTTTGTTGCGGATAAAGTTACTGCTGTAGAGCCTGATGTTACTGCTGTAGTAGCTTGAGTTGTCACTACGGCATTTGCTGTTCCTGAATTTGATACTCCACCACCAATAAAGTTATATATACCGCCAGCAGTATTATTACTACCGCCTACAACAGCAGATAAAGTTTGACTTGCTGTATTTGCAGTACCACCAACAACTACAGCTTGATAACTGTTTGCCGTATTTGCATAACCCGAAAATACTCCACTAAATTGACCTGTAGCAGTATTGTTTTGACCACCACCAATAACAACTTGTGGGCCACTAGCTACTTGCGATGCGGAACTTCTAACCATCTGCCAATCAACAGCATTAGCACCCCTAGCATTACCACCTACTGTAGATGATGTAGTAGCTTGTGCTTGTAGTGCGCCTGTTCCTGCTGGAGAAACATAAAGAGAACCATCAGACTGTAGTCCTAGTCCTGCTACTCCACTAAAGGATAGGGTAGGAGTTCCGTAAACCGCTGTGGTTGTTGTTGGGACATAAGTATTTGTAACAGAACCGATTTCTAGCTGTGCGCCCCATACATATGCTGTTGTTCCAGAAGCTGTTAGATTTGAACCTCTAAGAGCTGTGCCAGAGTCTATTGCGTATGTTAATAATGCACCAGCGGAAGTAGCCGCTGTAGAGGTAGCCGTCATAGAACAACGATACCAACCATTACCTACAGAAGTTATGGTTGCTGTTGCACTTCCACCAACAGTCCCTAATACACCATTCTGAACATCAAAGTTTGCATACGGAACTGTAGAAAATGAACCAGCTCCATAAGATAATTGAATCCATTGTTGATTAATATATTTAACATAAATAGATTCTGTGTATGCCAATCCAGATACAAAAGATATTGAATTGTTTATTGATGATTGAGTTCCGCCACCAGTAAAAGTAATTGTTGAGGCTGTTGAGCTTCCATCTGGAGCAGTTGTTGTATTTGCAACTACAGAAGAATTGTTTCTTGCCCAAATCGCATTAGTAAATGTATTGGAATAAGTAATTAAATTCTGCCCAGTACCTCTTAATACTTCTGTCTGTCCTGTAATAGTAGTAAATGTACCAGCCGCAGGGGTTGTTGCTCCGATGACTGTGTTGTCGATTGTGCCGCCAGTAATGGCTACGGCATTGGCGTTTTGAACCGCCATTGTCCCAAGGCCCGTCACATCACCACTTACTAGCGCCCTAAATGTCGGCACTCCTGCGGAGCCATTTGGTGCAGCCAGTACATAATTTGCGGTCTTTGATGCGTAAGGGTTTTGTGTATCACCATAACCACTTGATAAACTAATCGCTGGGGTGGTGCCACCACTAGAAACTACGGGGCTTGTTCCTGTTACTGAAGTGACATAAGTACCAGCGGGCTGCTTGCTATTAAAAGTAGTCCAGTCTGCCGCGCTAAGTGCACCGCGATTAGTTGCCGAGGCGGTTGGTACGTTCAGTGTGATCACTGGGGTTGTTGTACCAGTCGCCACGGTGGAGCTTAAGTCTGTGCCTGTTGTCCCCAGTGTCAACGCAGCTACTGAGGTCACTGTACCTTGCGGGTTTGCTGCTGTAGTGACGTTTGTAACACGGCCATAGGTATCCACTGTAACAACAGGTATTAGTGTTGCCGATCCTGTGGTTCCTGCAGTAACAATACCTGTTGTTAGGTTAATTGTCGGTACCGCACCAGTTCCGGCAACTGTCAACGTGCTGGAGGTGATTGATGTTACATATGTACCGGCTGGTTGCTTGCTGTTAAATGTGTTCCAGTCTGTGCTAGTTAAGTACCCGTTGGTTGTGGTATTCGCCGCGGCCATGCTAATAGCCGGTGTTGTACCACCAGATGATACAACAGGTGCAGTACCTGTTACAGATGTCACTGTGCCGACGTTAATGGTACCGCCAAGGCTCGTAGCTGTACCGTTGATGGTGATGCTACTGTTTGCTAGTTGCGCGTTTGTAATCGTGCCTGAGAGGGCTGTGGTTGGGATTGTGGCACTGGCCGTTACTGAGGCCGTCCCATTACCAATCAAATATCCTGTAAGACTTGTTGCCCCTGTGCCACCACTTGCAACACCCAGTGTGCCAGCGAGGGTGACTGCGCCTGTAGTGGCTATGGTTGGTGTTAACCCAGACAGTGATGTCTGGAAGGTTGTTACGCCGCCTGCTGCGCCGCTTGATGCCAGTGTGATGCGACCATACGCGTCCACTGTTAGGTTTGTGTTTGTGTAGTTCCCTGGTGTAACCGCAGTGGTTACAAGGTCTAAAACTGGTGTTGTACCACCAGTAGATGATATTCTTCCTGCTGTACCAGATACCGATGTTACGTAGGTACCAGAGGGTTGCTTACTATTAAATGTGTTCCAGTCGGTACTGCTTAGGTAGCCATTAGTGCTTGTTGTTGACTGGCTAATACTAATTGTCGGTGTTGTCCCGCCAGATGAGGAGATTGGCAGTGTGCCAGATACCGAGGTTACCCCAGAGGCTGGGAGATTTTCCCATCCAGTGTTGTAGTCTGTACCATCTATCTTGTACAGGATTTGTCCTGCCGTACCACCAGCTGCGACACCTTGACCAGGTACGCCCTGTGGTCCAGTGGCTCCTGTGGGTCCAACTGGGCCCTGAGGTCCGACTACATTACCACAGTCAACAGTGCCACCAGTGGTGAGTGTCAGTATTAAATGACCTGAGCCATTGATTGTCGCTGAGATATATCCTGGTATTGGGCCAGTCTTTGATGTCGTTCCGTCACTGTAATAAAACACCAGATAGTTCTGTGCGTCTAGTACGACGTTGGTGATCAACTTGCCGGGGGATACCGCATTGGCAATCAGGCTAACCTGTACCTGCTTGGTGACGCCCCTCTGAACCACGACCGTCTGCTCATCCCCTGTTAAGGAGATAGCGACTGGTAGTTGTGTGATACTTTGGTCCGCCATTACGCTATTGATCTTTCAAAAGTATAGCCTTTGTGTGTTTTTCTTTTTCCAGAAACGCATCTGTAAACGTGACTGTTATCAAAACCAAAAGCCTCTAGTTCTTTATTTCCGACAAACAATTTTTGTTCCCCGGTTTTTATATTTTTTGCAATAATATTGCCTTTAAAATGTGGATTATTGCTCCCCCATTTTGTTGCTCTAATTTTGTCCTTGGCAGCTTTAGACATTTTATATCCAACTAACCCTTCTCCGCCGGAGGTAATATTGGTAAGATTATTGAACTTTTTAAAATGGGCTATTAACAAAATTTCTTCTGCAAGCGCTTTTTCATTGGTTAAATTATCTGCCAGTATTACAATATTGTAACCGTGCTTATTTACAACATTTTTCCAATATTTGTTTCTTAATCTAGTTTCTTTAGATCTTCTTTTTAACCCTTTTCCAATATAAAATATTGTTCCATCGGGCTTTGTATGGGCATAAACACAAAATTTATTTATCATGTCGTGTAGGTAAACGCCCCGTACGCTGTGCTGTTACCGAACGGAGATAATACCTCGACGTTAACGATACCCGTGACTGCGTACGCTGGAGTTATTGCTATAATAGTGGTGGAGTCAACCAGACTAAATGTTGTTACTGTGCCACCAAAGCGGACAGTCGCTACATCCGTGAAGTTGCTTCCGTAGATTGTTACATGTGTACCACCAGACTTGGTGCCTATGGCCGGTGATACTGAGCCAACCTTTGGTGCCAGGGTCATTGGTGACGGCACCACGTTGCTCATGGTGTTTAAATCACCCTGAGTATTTGCAGATGGTACACCCTCAATGAACATGGCGTTCTGATTGGTAAAACCATTCTCGGTCATAATCTGATTACCACCGATTGGGCCTGTGGCAACAGATACATCTGGGCGTGGAAAGCGCAGTGCAATGTTTTCAGTCTGACGGGCTGGCAGGCGCCATGGATCAAAATTATCCAAGTCGTCCTTGCATACCCGCATCCCAGGGAAGTTGGGATCGGGCATCAGGTCTACATAGGCGAACTTTCTGCTGCACCGATCACACAGTGCAACAGAAAGTACCGAGTTTCCTCTTGTATCCAAATATACAG